CGATTTAATTGCGTGGCGCTAACGATTGGAATGTTCCATTCTACTGCAAGGCCTCGCAATTCTTCTGCGATTGCCTTGACCACAAAATAAGACCCTGCACTAATGTTGTTCTTGTATCTTGTTGATGTACAAAGGTTTAAGTAGTCCATAAACAAAATGTCTGGTATAAACCCTCTCTTGATCTTTAGTTCGTTCATCAACGCACGAAAGTTATTTACAGATGCAGTTGCAGTTGGATACTCCTTGATAATCAATTTTCCTTTGATTTTTTTCTGGAGTTTTTCTACTTTTTTGTTATAAACATCTCTTGATAGTTCCTTGAGTGTATCAAGAGTAACATTCATAAGATTTGCATCAATCCGTTCTGCAATCCGTTCCTCTGCCATTTCCAAAGTGATATACAAAACATTATGATTTTCTGCAAGACAATTGGCTGCAACATGACACATGAACAAAGATTTGCCAATTCCAGTTCCAGCTAGCGCAATGTTGAGCGTTTTTCTTGGTAATCCTCCACCTGTGATTTTGTTGAAATATTCGAGGTCAAAAGATATTTTCTCTTCTTTTCTGCGATAAAACTCAAACCGCTCCACAGAATTATCAAGATAATCATGGCCGATATGAACATCGAAGCTAACAGAAAGAGCATCAGATAATATAGTAGGGATAGCACTTTTTGAAAAACTTGATTCTTTAGTCTCATCAAAAATCCCAATTGAGTCTGTGATTGCGTTATATAAGGCCTTGTCCTGACAGAACTTTTCTGATCGTTCCAATAACCATGAAAGATCTTCCTTTTCATTCTTCTCATGACCCTTTTCTGTTTCTTTTAATAGTTCCGTTGTCGATTGAAAATTTTCATCTGTAAGATCGGTTCGTTCACCCAATTCTATTATAACCGCTTCTTTTGTTGGTGGATTGGAATACTTATTGAAATATTTCTTTATTTCCTGAAAAACGACCCTATCTGGAAATTGAGTAAAATATTCGTCTTTGAAAAATGGAAGTGTTTTTCTTGCATACTCTTCATTATATAACAGGCTTCTGAAAATCATATCTTCTAGTCGTTCCATCTTCACTTTCTTCTTTTTGTTTTTCTAATTCTATGTTAAGGACATGAATATAAACTTGTCCTAAAAGAGATTCAAATGCATCTCCCATTTCATCTGAAAATTCCTTATCCTTCAAATCGGGTGGAATTTGAATCATATCATATTCAAACCTAACCTTAGAAGTACCATCATCATTTTCTTTGTCTGACAGTTGAAACTTACCATATGCTACATCAATTCCAGCAAATGGGCCTTTTTCAATCCTGACACAAAGGCGTTCCTTTTCCTCTGGATCTGGAATTCTACTGTGATACTTCTTGATCTGTTCCGGCGTCATCTCCGCCGGAATCTCCATTTGTTCTACCATAAGTATACTCTATTTTTGCGTAATTGTCAAGTTGATTCAGTATATCTTCTGTAAAATATTTTTCTGGATCTTTGAGGATTTGTTTTCCAAATAGTTTTGACCCATCTGGTAATTCATATCGAGTTGATACTTTCTTAAATAGCCCTGCAGCCTCAGCCATTTCCAATAGTCCATGATACTTGTGCAATCCATCCCGATATGTCAAAAGAACATCAACCATTTTGTTCTCTTTAGTCAGTCTGGATTTTTGCATCTTACAATGAATGATATTTCCGATTACTTCTGTTCCATCTTTTTCTTTTCTTTTGGAAAGAAATACAATAGAGGATGCGGCATATTGCATTGCAGATCCGCCACCCATAATTTTTGTAGGAAACATCACACCTATCTGATCATAAACATGATTGGTTACAATGAGTGGAATATTAACTTTTGCAAGCATCAATGTCAAGACACGAAATGTTCCCTTGAGAACTTGAGCCTTTGTCATGTCTCTTTTACCAGTATCTTCAGAAATGTCCGTCATCTCTTTTGTGGTTGACAACATTCCCAAAGAATCCAGACATATCATCATCGGAGGCCGTTCCGATTCATCGGTTTCTCCATGTTTTTCCAATATCTTAACTGTTTGATGTCGAAATTCTTCTACTGTTGCAACTGGAATATGAAACACTCTGGATGTATCGATTCCCCTGTCTTTCAACATATCACTTGTCAATGCAGATTCCGATTCAAAAAAGAATACTCCTGCATCTGGTTTAGAGTCAAGAAAATGTTTGATCAAACCAAGTGTAAAGAATGTCTTCCCTGTGGCCGATTCTCCTGCAAGTGCAGTAATCTTATTTGCAGGAAGTCCACCATATATCGATCCCGACAAAAGTGCATTGAATACATAAGATCCTGTATCAATATACTGTGTTACATCTCCCCCAAAAATTCCATCATCGACCAAACTACCATATTCGTTTCCTGTAGCCTTTGCCAATTCTTTCATATAACTACTCACTATAATCTCCTTTCAATGGTATTACGTGTCTCACCCCACCTTTTGGATTTGGTGTGTCTCCTTTTCTTCTAGGAATCAAATGTACATGAGGCCACATTACTGTTTGTCCTGCAGCTTCTCCATTGTTGATCCCCACATTAAACCCCTCATATTCGTAATTACATACACCTTTTACTCCCCATTCCCAAGCATATTCAAAACAGATTGTAATGTCCATTCTTCGTTCTTTTTTCTTTGGAACAAATAATAAATGACCTTCTGTTACTGGAAAACCATCTTTATATACTATTACGTTTTCATCTTCGTATATCATATTTTTCCGAGGCCAGGGAGCATCTCTATATGAATTAAGTTTCATGTCACTTTTCCCATTTCCTGTATTTCATCACAAAGACCCAATTTCTTGGCTTCTTTTGGATTTAACCACACATCATGTGCAGGCATAAGTTTTTCACGAATATCTTTTTCTTTCAATTTGGTACATTTTTTATAATGATTCATCAATCGTACAGTAGTCAAATCAAACTCTTTCACACGAGCAAACAATTCATGTTCCTTGCCCCAACTTCCCCATGAATATTGATGAGATAAAATCGATGTATTTGGAGTAAGAATTCGTCTTCCTTTCGCACCAGTAATGAACATTAAAAGACCACACGATGCAATCATTCCCATTCCGATTGTACGTATCGGAATTTTAGATCCCATCATAACATCTAAAAGAGCGAAACAAGCATTCAAATCTCCGCCAGGAGAACATATCCCCAAAGTCAACTCTTTGTGTTGTTTTTCTTTTGCAAAATTAGCTGCAATAATCCAGTTGATTATCGGATTCATTGTTTCCATTGTCACATCTCCCATGAATACATGAAATCCTTTCTGGAATAATTCTGCATCTGGTGCTTCTGTACTTTGTGGCTTCTGCCCTTTTTCTTCATCTGTCATTTGTTTCCTTTCAATCGTTTAAACATATCCCACGTAAGGATTTTAAAATCATTACCATCATCATCTGAATATTCGGCAACATTTTCCTTATCTATTACTTCTTTGTCTGATAAGTCTGGCATAACTGTTACAGTTTTAGTGGCCATCTTTCTTTCTCTACGATAATCTCTCAATGAAATATTTGCAGCGATCACCAACATAACTGCGAGAGGATCAAACACAAATATGAGAAGTATGATAATCCAACGGACGGCCTCTTCAAGTTGCGACTCACTCACATCATCATATAACATACTCGCCACATAACGAATCGGCCCGACCTCCACTTCTGCTAGATTTAGTTCAGTTTTCAATCCATACTTCTCATCCGACAAACCATCTATTTCATTTTCTAATCCTTCAACTTTTGTTTTTAATAAGGAAGTTTCATTATCCATTGCACCAATCTTTGCAAGTCCTTTTGAAATTGCACCTAGTTCAATATACCTTTGAAGTGCTTGATCTAATGTATCTAATCTTCCTTGATATCTTTTTATCTGTGTTTGTCGTTGATCTATCTTGAGATCTATTCTTTCTATCCGTTCCGAAATTAATGCAGTAGGACTAGATTGAGTAATATGGGCTCGTGATAAAAACCCAAATATACCTAGAGAGGTTATCAACATCAAAACTACAACTGCCAAAATGAAATATGATCTCATTATGACAGGACAACTTTTCCAGTTAGTGAATGTCCAACTTGCACATATTAATTTGCCGATTTCTAAGACCACGCCCATTATCATAATAGCTGTCGTGGCTCCTGCAAAGATTGCCATCAATCCAACAATGGAATACCAGGCCGCAACTGTGCTTATTGCAAGCGCAACAAATAATGTGAGTAACCCGAATAGCATTAAGCATCATCCAAAAAATTCTGAAAGATCTGAAATATGTTCTGTGTTCCATCCAACTGCACCCATTACTGAAGACATGGGCTCGATGAATGATTTTTGAAATTGTAAATCATAATCAATATATTTTTCCAAACCAAACTCTTCGGGTAATGTATTAAGAATTGCAATTACTGTATCTCCAACAGGATTTGGTTTCTTGAGATATGCAAACTTAATTTTTTCTCCATCTTTTATAGTAGGATAAGAGTTGAGTAATTTCTTGTCCTTCAACAGTTTGTTGTAAATCAATGCACCTTTTACATGAATTGGCGAACCTTTAATATACAATTGGGCTGCATCATAATATTTTGATATTCCCCGAACAGAGCGAGGAAAAAATATATCTTCAGCTTTTAATGTCCGAAATTCTTCTCTAAACTTATCAATATAATTTATTGCATCTTCTTCTGTCCCATTCATGATAATATCAAAGATTCCCTTCATTTTTTCTTTGCACGCCGCAGGAGTAGAAGATCGAACCGATTCAATTCCCATAACCTTGAGTTGTGGTTTTTCATATCGAACACCTTCTGCATCGTACACATTCATGATATAACGTTTCTTTGCAGTCCAAAGGGCCTTGTCTGCAATATTCTCACGTTTCATTACCATCTTTTGATCATATGCATTTACATATTCAGCAAGTTTCTGGTAAGATTTATCTATGATTTTTTCCATTTGTTCAGAACAAACCTTGTCTAAAAAATCAATTACCTTATTCTTATCATCAATTGTATCTCCATAAATCTTTTTTACCAAATCATCCATACAAATATAAACCGAATCTGTATCAACTGCCACAACAAAATCTTTTTCTTCTTCTGGTTTCAGTACTTCGTTCAAGTATCGATTAATTTCTTTCTCAATCCATTTGATTGAAAGTTGTCCAGATGTTGTAACTGCTTCTGCAATTCGTTGATCAAAATAACGAAAATGTTCGTTCCCCATTGCACCAAAAGCAGAGTTGAGTGTGGTCTTTAAATTATTCTGCATATTATGATACTTGGAAATCAACTTGGATAATACGGCCCTTTCTTTAGGATCTTTTTCTTTCTGCAACTTTTTCTTAGTTGTGATCATCTTCTTTTTATATTTTACACGATCATTATAAATCTGTTGCATCATCTCTGGAAGAAATCCTTGTATGTCCTTTCGATAAAATTCATTGTTTGGTGTATAAGTAAGATTATATTTTTTCAAACCATTCAATGATTGTGATTGTTGGAGCAATCCATCCACACCTGGCCTGGCATCTTTAATCTCTTGCAATTCTTTTGGTAACTCATCTGTAATCAATGTTTCGGGACTTAAATTATATTGCATTATCAAATGTGGATACAATGAATTCAAATCAAAATTCACTACCCATTTGTGAGATCCTATAATTGGCTCTTTAACAAACGCACCTTCAAATTCGGATGATTTGTGAGAATGTTTCTTTGGTGGAATAACAATTTTTTTCCTAAGAAGATTATTGTAAATTAATGTATCCCACATCCGAACTTGGCCAAATGTATTTCCATAATTCACTTTGCAAAGATATGCAAGTGCAACCAACATTTCGAGCAATTTTAATTTACTATCTAACTCTTCAACTAATTCTACATCTCTAATATTATATTCAATAAACTTTTGAAAATCATTCTTGTAAAGAAGATGTAACGTACCTTGTTCAGAATAATCAAGTTTACGTTCTCCCAATTCCACAAATGCAATATGATCAAGTCGATATGACTCTTGATTAGTATAAGTAAATTTACGATACATTTGTAAATAATCAAGTGTTTCCACACCAATTATTTCATATGCTTGAAGTTCTCTACCCCCCATTCCAAACATTGTATACGCATGAATTTTTTTCCAGGGCGAAAGTAATCGATATGGATTTTTATTTTCATCAAAGAGTCGTTTTGCACGATTAACCAAATATGGAATATCAAATGTTTCTATATTCCACCCTGTAACAATATCTGGTGATTCCTTATCCCACATTTCAAAGAATTTCTGAAGAAGTGCCCGTTCAGAATCAAATCGGAAATAGAAAACATCTTTCCTGTCATGAACGAATTCACCCCTACCGAAAACATAACACTTACCATCTATCTTGAAAGTAATGGCCGTTACTTCTTCTTTTGCATTTTCTATACTTGGAAAACCATCTTCCGACCCCACTTCAATATCAAGATACGCAATCTTGATTAATGAGAAATCATAATCAATATGTTCTTCTGGAAAATATTCTGCAATAAAAGAAAACTCAAATTTATCATTTCCGTAAATATTGAAATTATCGACTTCTTTATATTTACGAATAAATTCCCGACACTCTTTAATAGAACCAGGCTGAATTTCCCCAACCGATTTTCCCTCAAGAGTCCGAAATTTAGTTTTTTCTTTGGTAGGAATATAGAGTGTTGGTTTATACTCTACACGATCTTTGAATCGTTGGCCATCATTGGAGATGCCACGGAATAAAATATTATTTCCCAAGCAGTGTACATTTGTATAAAAACTCATCTATTATTTTTTATCAAATTCGTGATATTTAACATAATTAACATTTAATTCATCTAACTTATTATAACATAATAAAATCTGTTTGTCAATCCAATTCTTTTTTGTATTGAATTGACCAATAAGAAATAGAAATTGAAGATATATTAACCATATGTATTTCATGGTTCTCCTTATTTCACTTACTTACAAAACCATTCTTATAAACTACTTTTCCACCAGTTTTAAGTGCAGTAAGTATTTTTCTACGATTACCCATTAGATTGTAACTACAATGTACCCATCCACTATTGGGATTGACTCCATCATAGAACTCTAAAATGAGTTGATCAAATTCTAAATTATTTGCAATCCATTTGGCAAGGTCAGGATTTGGTGTTGAAAACGATTCAAAATCAGCTGCCTGGCCATTGCAATGTTGACTTGTTTTTGACCCACCAACTTTTGCATTTAGTGCAGGACTTCTGTAGCCTGAATTGATTGTAATAACACCAAACTCATCTCTTACTGGTTGTAAAATACGAATTGCAAGGTGTGTCAGATTTACAAGGTGTATATCACTAGGTGAATTGTCTACATTTAATCGTTCTGCTGTTGCACTCTTGACCATTTCTGAGAGTGCAAAATTCTTTGATAATCTTATAGTCTCAGCCATTTAACACCTCATCTTTTTTCTGAATGTCAATAGATCCAGTAGTAGGATCATATGAAACAGTAAAAGTTAATTCTATTGGTTTGATTGTACCATCTGCTTTGATTATTGGTAACTTACCTTCAACTGCTCCCATCAATGCATCTTTTGCATTTGTGAAAGTATGTGCAGGATCGTCTTTTATAATTTTGTCTAATTCTTTTTTTGCGTTGTCTGGAAGTATATCATCTATCATCTTTTCAACGTGTTCTTCTGCCAGATCTTGAGCTTTATCAACAACTAATCCAGCAACCACATTAAATAGCATTCCTGCGAGTGGTAACATATTTTTTCTCCTACAAATAATTAAAAATAAAAACCCCCCACTAAAGTATATATTAGTGGGGGGAAGAGGTGTGTTACTTCTTTTTGTGTTCAATCACATTTGGTACTGTGATTGGAACGATACGTGGTTTCTTTTCTTCTGGAA